TCAATGAATGCAATTAGTTAGCACTTGACACAAATTGTACTTATAGCGAATAATTGGGGTATTACGTTCCCAGTACGGAAATGGGCGCAACTTTTCAGCGACATGAATTGAATCACGGTGACACCTAACATAGTCAAATAGAGGGTTTTATGGAAGATGTAGAGAATATAGTAGATACTGTAAATACTAATCCTGAAGCACAAGAGCAAGAAGTCGCTCAAGTTGACGATATGCAAGTGCCTGTATTCAATCGTATACAGGTTGCAGATGTTGTGAAACGAGAAAAACAGAAAGCTTTTGAAAAAGGGAGAAGAGCGGCCATGCAAGAATTACAAGCGCAACAGCAGCAACAGCAGCAAGAACCACAGCAAGGCGGAAGTCTTGGGGGAATGCAGCAGTTTTCACAAGCGGATATTGAGCGCATGATTCAAGAACAAGCCACTAGAGCTACGCAAGAGCATATTCAACAGCAATTAGCTGAAATGAAACAGCAGCAAATGGTTAATTCATTTGTTCAAAAGATGCAAGTAGCAGAACAACAGTATCCTGGTTTAGAGGAAGAGCTTAATCGCTTAAATTATAACGACCCTAGAATTCATGCATTTATCGGCTTGGTAAATGATTTTGAAAATACCGGGGATATAATGAAAGAGGTTCTCGACAATCCGTATAAGTTGTCACAAATCTTATCGGATATTCAAGAACAGCCATATTTAGCACAAAAAAACTTACAGAAACTATCTGCAAGTATTAAGCAAAATATGTCGGCTCGTGCAGAAGAAGCTCAAGCTCGTGACCCCTACTCTCAATTAAAACCTTCGACAAGTGCCGGATTGGATAACGGTGATATGTCGGTAAGTGATTTTAAAAAGATGTTTAGAGGCTAACCGTCCGTTGTCCTTTCCGGTTGAAAGATTTTATTTTAACCGGAGAGCGCAATAATGCCAGCTACACCTACAAACGTACTACAAACAGTACAAACCTACCAAAAAGCAGAACTCGCATGGCTATTAAATAGCTTTTGCGGTATTTCTATGGCTAACAAAAAGTTTAAAGACTTTAACACCACAGCGCCAAGCAACTTAGGCGACACCGTGACCTTTGATACTACCCCACGATTTATTTCTTATCCTGGGCTTATTATCACTCAACAACCTTCAGTGCAACGTGTACAAAGCTTAATTTGTTCGCAAGCAGCTAACGTTTCACAAGGCTACACTGACCAACAGTTTATCTTTAATGTTCGCGAATACATGGATAGATTCGGTATGTCAGCTATGAAAGAACTAGGAACATATGTTGAATCAGACATTCTGAAAAACTTTGTTTCTGGCGTCACAATTGCTGACCCACAAAATCCTAACTTTGGACAAGCTCAATATAAATCAGGTCCTTTCCGTTTTTACGGCGATGGAATTATCCCAATCAATAGCTTTACTCAATTAGCGCAATCTGTAGCAAACTTCACAGATTTTGGCGCAGCTACACACAAAATGATGGCGATTTTACCAGTTGCGAACATTCCTGCAATCGTTGGTAGTGGTTTAAACCAATTTGCCGTTAATCGCAACAATGAATTGGCCAATAGCTGGGAATTAGGTAAATTTGCTGGTTCTGACTGGTATGAGTCAAACTTATTGCCTGTTCATGTGTCAGGTAGTATTGGTGAAGCTGCAGATCCTGCAAATGTCATGACTGTTACAGCAATTGGCGACCCAACAGGTGCTAACGTAATTAGCTTAACATTTAGCGTGGATGCTTCTGTAGGTAACGATGCTAACGCTGTTAAAGCTGGTGACTTATTCCAATTTAACGATGGCGTAGCTGGTAAACCAAACTTACGCTTCTTAACCTTTATTGGCCACAAACCATGTCAACAACCAGTGCAATTCCGCGCTATTGCTGATGCGGCATCTTCTGGCAACAGCGTAACTGTACAATTACAAACCATCAATGATGTTGGGTTGGTGTGGGCTGGAAACCAAAACCAAAACTTGAATACCGCAATTCAAATTGGTATGAAAGTTACTCCAGTACCTTCACACCGTGCAGGTATCTTAATGTCTGGCGACCAGTTCTATTTAGCTATGCCTAAATTACCTGATGAGTCTCCATACACCACTGTTACCACTGTTGATAGTGATTCTGGTGCTTCTATCAGACATTATTTCGGTAGCCAGTTCGGGTTAAACAACCGCGCGTATGTCCGTGACGTAATTTTCGGAAGTACTTTGGTTGCAGAAAACTCAATGCGTTATTGTTTCCCATTATAAGCGTTAGGGCGGTGAAAGCCGCCTTGTATATTACGAGAGGATAAAATTATGACTGTATACAAATCATTTAATCAGGCTTTATTCCCATACGCTTATGGCTTGGGATTAAGCAACAATGCAACAACACCTAACACTAAATTAGATGTAGCTGCTGGTAGTGTTTTAGATTCTAGCAAAACATTCCAGTTAAACTTAGATGCAAGTGTAACCATCAATGCCGCAGTAAACGGCTTAAATGGCTTAGACACTGGTTCCTTGGCAGCTAGTAAATTATATTATGTTTACTTAATTGCTGGGACTTCAAGTGGCTATGTACCTGGCGCTATGATTTCATTATCTAGCACACCTTTAATGCCTTATGGCTATGATGCGTATGCTGTAATTGGTTATGTTGCAACAGGTGCTGGCTCTACATTCTTAAAAGGTTATTGGACTGATGACAAGTCATCTTTACGCACCTTTATGTATGACGCACCACAAGCTACCGCTATTACTGCTGGTAACGCAACCTCTTACACCGCTATTGACTTAAGTGCTTTGGTTCCTGCCGTTGCAAATACTCCTGTATTTGTTGACTCAGCTTTAACCCCAAGTGCTGCAAGCCAAACCTTGAAATTACAGCCTGCCGCTGGAACTGGTGACGCTGTTACCATTACAGGTCAAGTAAATGCTGTAATTGTATCAAGTCAAAGTTTAGTTATGGCAACCTTAGCATCTGGTTTACCAAAAGTTAATTACAAAGTAAGTAATGCCGGCGCTGCTGCTGCGGTTAGTGTTGGTGGCTACCAGTTCGCAATCTAAAATATAGGAGATAGATAATATGGCTTATACGGCTAGAATGTTGATTACAAGAGCGTATTATCTGTCTCAGATAGTTAGTAGGCAATTACAAGAAGTATCAGGAGAGCAAATCGAAGACGGCTTGTTTCTCCTTAATGCTTTATTACAATTTAAAAGCACAGACTTGCGTGAGATACCATACTTCAAACGTGATACGTTAACGTTAACAGCTGGTGTTGGCGAGTACTTTATCGAAAGACTGCTTTATGTTGATGCCATGACATACAATATAGGTGATGTTCGTTACCCAATGACTGAACTTACACGTAAGCAATTTTTCGCTACAGGACGTGTTGATAGCATACAGTCCTTACCTTTTTCTTACCGTGTAGAACGCGAAAAGGGTGGCTCAAGAATATTTCTATACTTTTTACCTCAAGGTAATTATGTATTAAAACTAAGTGGTAAATTTGGATTAACCAACGTTACCTTAGATACAGATTTAAGCACAATTTATGATGAATTTTATATTGAATTTTTAAGATACCAATTAGCTCAATATATTTGCTCTGATTATGGCGCAACGTTCCCTGATGAATCAAAAGCAAAATTAAAAGAAATGGAAGACGTTATATTGGATGTTAGTCCTCCAGATTTATCGCTTACCAGAACAACATTTTTTTCAGGGCAATCGCCTTGGGATTGGCAAGCCATTAATCTCAGTAAAGGTTATTTTCCTTTTTAATCATATTGTGTTGTTATTACACTATAAGAGAGTATTATGCCTGCACCAAATGCCATACAACAAGTACAAGAAATACCGTTGCAAATAGTAGGCGGCTCTAACTTTGGTCGCTTCGCTAAAATAAACAATTCACAAACTTGGAATTTCATCGTTAGTGATAATTTTTTGGTTCCTTATGCAGGTTATGAAACCGCATTAATATTGAATTCTAACCAAAAAGGCAGAGGCATATATACAACATTTAATGGCGACCTTATGGTTTGTGTTATTGGTGGAAATGTCTATAAAGTACAACAAGCCAGTAATGGAACATTGTATTCGCAATATATAGCATCATTAGACACATCTGAGGGAGATGTATATATAGCTGAAAACAATAGCGCTCAAGTATGTATTACAGATAGGGTGTATGTATATGTTTACAACTGGAGTACAGGCGCTTTTAATAAACTGACAAACGCTCAATTTGATTACACAATATATAAAAGCCCTGGTTACGTGTCTTTTCAAAACGGCAGACTTATCATCGCATGTGAAGGTACATTTTATTGGGTTCTATCAGGATTTAATGATGCTTTAGACTGGCCAAATACAGGGCCTGCTAAACCTGCGCAAATTGGTTCTATACAAACTAAACCTACAACTACAAAAGCCGCAGTGCCTATCCCAGGAGGCGGTAATAACTTAATTGTTATGGGTACAAACGTTGCTGAAAGTTGGCAAGATGTAGGGGCTGCACTATTTCCTTATCAACGTGGCACAACCTATAATATTGACTATGGTTGCTTAAATGCTTCAAGTATAGCTGAACTGGATAACATGATTGTTTGGCTAGGTGTAAATGAGCAGTCAGGGCCTGTCATTATGTACGCAACTGGCAGCACAACAAAAAGCATATCAACGGATGGTATTGACTATGTGCTTTCAAATCTTACAAACCCAGAAAATTGCACTGGATTTTTGTTTCGACAAGATGGACACATTATTTATCAGTTTACATTTCTTGATGACAATATAAGCTACGCGTATGACTTTAATACCGGCTTATTCTTTAATGTAAGCGATGAAAACCTTGATTATCATATAGCAAGACAAGTCGTGTTCTTTAAAAATGATTATTACTTCGTGTCTTTAGATGGCGGTGACGTTTATCGTTTTGGTACTCAATATACTGATGCCAAATATGGTACTGGTGAAACTGCTATTGCCAAAGAAATACCACGCATACGCATAACACCACCAATAAGACTACCAAGCCAAAGATATTTTGTTGCTAAAAGCCTAGGGTTTACTATAGAAAACGGCCAACAAAACATTAAAACCTTAATACCTGTTAGCACTAATACATTAAGTCAAATCATTGCAACAGAATCTTATGTTGAGATTACCACAGAACTAGGTAATCCAATTGGTGTTGAAGCAAATGCAACGCAAACAGAATACGTTGTTAATTATAGTGAAGCTGTAGATTTAAGTATATCTCGTGATGGCGGAGAAACATTTGGCTCTAGCTGGCGTTTAAACATGAACCCAACTGGCAAAAGAAAGTCACGTTTTATATACCAGCGTTTAGGAATAGTGAACGATGCTACATTTCAACTACGATTTAGCGGTTTTGGCCGTTTTGTTTGCACTGACGGAATCCTGGAGATATATCAATGACAACCGTAAGCGATAGAAGTGTAACACGTATACCAAATTTACCCATGGGAAGAATTGTAGATGAAAAAGGCTTTCCCACTGATGACGAATTAACCTTTCGTCAAGTTTTGTTAGCCAATTTACAACGACTAATGGGTAACGAAGGACTTGTGCTGCCCTCTTTGTTTTACGCAGATATTGTTAAGGTTGTTAATAACACGCAAATATTAGGCGGCATTACAAGCTATACTTGTGCTTTTGGCACTATGTTTTACAGCAAGGGCTTGCCTGCGCCTAATGGTACGGAGCCAAATGGGGGTAAAGTTTGGGTGACTGTTGAAGACCCTGCCAATCCTGGCGTACCATTATTAAAACAAGTGGATTTAATTTAAGGAATTATTATGGCGCAAAACACAATGTCAGACGGACAAATGAACAATTTACTAAGTATGCTTGGATATGGTGCGGGAGCCGCTGGCATTGGTGGTGGTTTATATAACTTATTTGGCCCAAGCTCTGGTATATCAAAAGAAGCAAATAAGTATTTGAATCAAATACCGGGCGCAATGCAACCATATTACCAGCCTTATATGGGAGCTGGGCAAAATGCTCTTGGTCAGTTGATGGGTCAATATGGCCAACTCACAGGTTCAACTGGCGATGTTTACAACAAGCTTGCTGGTGGCTATCAACAAAGCCCTGGGTTTCAACAGGCGTTAAAACAAGCTATGGGCGCTGTAGGCAATCAAGCAGCAGCAGGTGG